GACGATGCGCTGATTCCGACGATGCGCGCCCGCAAAGACCCACTGCTGTCGATGTGGTCAACGGCTGGCACATCCGAATCCGATGTCATGCTCAGGTTCCGTCAGCGCGGCATGGCCGACATCGACACCGGGCGACCCACCCGTTTCTACCTAGGCGAATTCTCGCCGCCGCCACAGCTCGACCCGCTGTCCAAGGAAGCGTGGCCGTGGGCTAACCCAGCGTTGGGTCATACCCTCGAATTCGATGTAATCGAGGAAGAATCCAAATCCCCGAACCAGCAGGCCTTTATTCGAGCGTCGGTCAACTGTTGGGTGAACTCGTCGCGCAGCTGGCTGGAACCGGGACTGTTTGAAAGCCTTGAAGATCGCACCCCCAGTCCCGTTGACGGTGGGGTGCTGGCCGTCGAGTCATCAACCGACGACAACACATTCGTGGGGATCAGAGCCGTCGAAGATGGTGACCGTGTCCGGGTCAATGTCGAATTTGTAGCCAGCACACTGCCAGAGCTGTGGGCCGCTGTCATCGAGTCCGGGCAACGACACCGCGGCATGAAATTTGCTATCGGAGGGTCGCTCGATCTGCACATTCCCCGCGAGCTGCACGGCCGCGTTACCATCTGTGGGGTACGCGAAATTCAAAAGTGGACGACGCTGGTGCTGTCGATGTTGAAAGCCGGTCAGGTCGCGCACCACGGTGAACATTCACTGATCGAGCAGGTGACCCGTGCGGTACTTGCCAAACATTCCGGCATGGTCACGGTCAGCTCGTCACGATCACCCGGCCCAATTGAGATGTGTCGCGCCATGATCTGGGCAGTCGCAATGGCTGGCAAACCTCGAGCAGCCGTCAAAGTGTCGTTCGCATTCTCAGATTAGATATTTCTGTATCTTTGCCAAATCTGCACACAGCAGATTCAAATGATGCATAATCCCTGCAATGGGTATTTTCACGCGCGCCAGCAAAGCCGAATTCGGCTCTGCGCCTAGCATCAAGGCAGCAGCTGGCGCAGCGTCCCAGATCGACAACTTCTACACATACTCAGGCTCATGGGCGCGTGAAGAAGCGATAATGATTCCGACCATTTCGCGCGCTCGAGATCTCATCGTGTCGCTCGTGTCGGGTCTCCCGTTCAACCAGTACGGCCTCGTCTGGAACCAGCAAATGGGTGAGTACGAAGAGCTGCAGATCCCCAGCGAAACTTGGATGGAGCGTCCCGACCCCGAGGTCACCCGGCAATTCCTGCTCAGCTGGACGGTCGACGATCTCATCATGCACGGCCGCGCCATGTGGTGGGTACAAGAACGCTCTGCTATTGACGGCCGCCCGGTCAAGTTCAAGTGGCTGCCCATGTCCGATGTGACAACCCTTGACATGGCTGGCCCCATCTGGTGGGGCAAGTCAAAGCAGATTCGCTTCAACGGATTTGATGTCCCCGCACAGGATGTCATCCAATTCCTGTCCCCCATTCAGGGCATCCTGTCCATGGGTGCGCGCGCCATCGAGATTTCGCGCCGCCTCGACAACGCCGCCATGCGGTTCGCATCCAACGAGATCACCGCCGGGTACATCCAGCAGACCCCCAATTCAGAGCCGATGTCCGGCGAAGAACTGACCGAGCTGGCCGCCGCATGGTCAAACGCCCGCAAACGGAACGCCATTGGCGCGCTCAACGCAAACGCCGAATGGAAGGAATTCCAGTCCGACCCCAGCAAGCTGCAACTGGTCGAGGCCCGCACCCACCAGATGGCTGAGCTGGCAAACCTCGCCAACATCCCCCAGATTTTCGTGGGCGCACCGGCAGGCACCGGCATGACCTACCAGAATCAGACCGAGATGCGAACCCTGCTGTATCAGGCAGCCGCCAAGCCCTACATCGACTGCATCAACCAGACCCTGTCCGGCAACGATGTTCTGCCCCGCGGCCGTTTCGTGCGCCTCGATGTTTCCGAATTCATCACCGAAGCCATCGACGAGTCGACGGTACAGCAACCAAATCTGGAGGACATGTCGTCGTGAGACTTGATCTGAACGCCGAAATTCTGCCCATCGAGGCAGCAGCACCAGACGGCACCCCGCGCCGCGTCGTCGAAGGTGTTGCCGTCAAGTGGGACACCGTCGCAACCGTGAGCAACGGACAGCAGGTCAAGTTCCTGCCCGGATCGCTGCCGACCGACGGCCCCGCACCAAAGTTCATGCTTGACCATTCCGCAGAAAAGCCGCTCGGAATGGTGTTCGAGCGTGTCGACACCGGCACCGAAATGCTGTTCGCAGCGCGCGTCGGCCCCGGTCAGATGCGCGACGAGATCTTGGCAATGGCTGGCCCGGGCGAGTATTACGACTCAGTTTCGGTCGGCGTTGAGCCAGTCGACTACACATTCGAAGGGAATGTGATGGTCGTAAAGTCAGGCCGCTGGATGGAGCTGTCCCTGCTCCCGTTTGGCGCGTTTGAATCGGCGAAGGTGAGCAGCGTTGCTGCAGCCGAACCCGAACCAGAATCCACCCCAACCGTTCCCGAGGAGGAAACACCAGTGGAAGCAACACCCACCCCCGCTGAGGCTGTCGAAGCCTCGGTCCCGACCCAGCTGTTCGCACAGCCGGTCAAGGCCGCCCGCATTCCGTCGGCAGCCGAGTACATCGCAGCCATCATCCGTGGTGGCGATGCCGCAGCGAACATGCGCCGCCAGCTGCAGGCCGCAGCCCCGAACACCACGACCAGCGACGAAGCCGGTCTGCTCCCGGAGGTCTTGACCTCTCCGATCTACGACAACTTCATCGGACACCGCCCGGTCGTCGACGCAGTCGGCACCCGCGCAATGCCTGCGGACGGTGCCGTGTTCCGCGTCCCGTATGTCTCGACCCACAACTCGGTCGGCCAGCAGTCCGCAGAACTCGACACGCTCACCGCGTCGCTGTTCGCTGTCTCGTCGTACGACATCACGAAGCTCACATTCGGCGGCTACTCGGTGCTGTCCGAGCAGATCATCGACTGGTCTAGCCCGGAAATCATCGGCAGCATGCTTTCAGATATGGCGAAGGTGTACGCCTACCAAACGGACAACTACGCGGCAGACCAGTTGCTCGCCGGATGTTCGCAGTCCGCAGTGCTGACCGACCCGACCAGCCCGTCCGAGTGGGTGTCCGACATCTACGACGCAGCCGTCACGATCATCAACAACTCGAACGGCAATGTCCCGACGCACCTGTTCGTCTCCCCGAACATGTTCGGCTACCTCGGCAAGCTCGTCGACACGACCGGCCGTCCGCTGCTCGCCCCGACCATGCCGATGAACGCATTCGGTACGCAGACCCCGTCGGCCGCATTCGGCAACGGCTCGGCATTCGGCCTCACCGTCGTCGTCGACCGCGGTTTCGCCGCCGACACCGTCATCGTCGGTGACCCGTCCGGCTACCAGATCTGGGAGCAGCCGAAGGGTGCCATCAGCATCGACGCACCGTCCACGCTCAGCCGCACCATCGCATTCCGTGGCTACTTTGCCACCAAGATGGTCGACGCAACCAAGTTCGTCAAGCTCACCTGATCTGACGAAACGGACTGAAGGAACACCATGGCAACATACGATCTAGCGTTCAACGAGCGCAGGGACGGTGTTGCCGTGGTGCAAACCTTTGTACCTACGGACATCCAAACCGCTGACAGTATCGTCATCGCGTCTGCCGGGAACAACCTGAACGGCACACACAAAGTCATCTCGACCGAGCCGTACTATTTCGTCGGCCTCGATGAGCAAGGCGACTTGGAATTTGACAGCTCGATCATCATCGAGAATCAGGTGCTGTTCTTCAGTGCGTACGACGACCTCGACCGCGAAGCCGCCACCGGGACTATCAGCTACACGCCCGTCTGCACATGGATCACCGATCAGGATGTGCTGGACTGGCTGGGCATTGCCCCGGCAACGGCAAACGACCTCGATTTCGTTTCCGCATGCACGGATGCGGCAAACGCGCTTGCGTACCGTCGGCGCAAGGAATCCGGCTACACGGACTCCCTGTCGACGGTGCCGGGTGCGGACATTGCCCTAGGCACCCGCATGTACGCAGGGAGCCTGTACCGCCAGCGCGGGTCAGTCGACTCGTTCCAGAGCTTTGAGGCCTACGCGGGCGGGTCACCGGCAGTTGCCTCAATGGGCGAAATCCTCAGGCTGTGGGGCTGCAACCGCCCGCAGGTCGGATGATGGGCCGTCTCAATGATTCCTACGACGATTTGGTGTCAGCACTGGAAACGGCAGGGCTGGTGGTCGTGAACGACTCCCGCAACGCCCGACCCGGTGTCGTCATCGTCGAACCCGGCAGCGTCCAAGTGTCGTCCATCCGTGGCGGCCAGCTGTTGGTCGAGTATCCCGTCATCGCTCTGGTTCCACCCCCCGGCAACCTTGACGCGATGCGGGAACTCAACGACATGGTCGACACCATCATCGACGCAGTCCCCGCCACCAGCGCACAGTCCGGGTCATACTCGCTCGGTTCGCAAGAGCTGCCGTGTGTCACCGTGTCCGTCAACTACCCAGCAAGCAACTAAGGAACCCTATGGCCACCTACAAAGTCGTTGCCGACAACATTGCTGGCAAGAACCCGGGAGACTCGATCACTGACGAGGAACTCGAAGGCACCAACATCGCAGCTCTGCTCGAGTCGGGCCACATCACCAAAACCACTAGCAAGAAGGAAGCCGAGTAATGGCAATTTTCGTACTCAAGAATGCGTCCGTGACGATCAACTCGGTTGACCTCTCGGCGTATGTCACCAGCGTCACGGTCGACTACAAGGTCGACGCAGTCGAGTCCACCGCAATGGGCGCATCGGGCCACAGCTTCACGGGCGGCCTGCAGTCCAACACGATCACGGTCAACCTGAATCAGGACTTTGCCGCGACCAAGACGGAAGCGACCATCTTTCCGCTGGTCGGCACGACCACCACGGTCGTCGTCAAGTCCGACTCGGGCGCAGTCAGCGCAACGAACCCGTCGTACACCATCGCCGGAACCTACCTCGAAGGCTCGCAGCCTGTCGCGGGCGCGGTCGGCGATCTGGCAGCCATGGCACTGACTTTCAACGGTGGCACCATGACAAAGGCGACCAGCTGACCCAATGTTTCTTTTGAACATCACCACCGTGCGGGCTGATGGATCACAAGACACAGTCGAACTCAGCATGGCCAGCCAGCTGGCATTCGAAACCTTGGAGACCATGTCCCTGATCGATGCCATCGACAACCGCGTTTCGTCGCGCGTTCTGACCCGCCTCTCGTGGATCGCTACGAAGCAAACGGGCGCGGTTGTCCCGGCATCCCTCGACGAGTACGCCAAAACCATCAAGGCCGTCGGCTACAAAATCGAGACCATCCCTTTTGGCGAAACGGCATCCACGCCGTCTTTGCCAGCCTCATCCTCAGAGGAATCCCCTACACAGAGCTAGTAGCGATGCCCCCGACTCTGGTGGCCACGCTCTACCAAGCAATAGCAGAAAGCCAGCCCCAACAGTGACCGCATCAACACAAATCAAAATTGTGGGTCTCGAGGAAACGCTGAAAGAGCTACGCAAAGTCGAGCCGCAGTATGTGAAGGATTTCCGCAAGCGCGCCCGTGTGTTCGCCGCCGACGCTGTCGTCTCGGCCAAGAAGGAATTCGACCATCAGTCTGACGGCTGGCGCGAACCCGACCGGCCACTGGTCGGCATGAATCGCGGGTCTCTGGTGCGCGGCCGCAATGTGCGTTGGGATGCCCGTAAAGCTCGACGCTCTATCAAGTTCAAGCTGGGTGGCCCGACCAAGCGCACCCGGGTCGGCAAGTCTTACAGGATGTTTGCCATCATGCAGGCCGACGCTGCCGGTGCGATTTACGACATGGCTGGCAAACGGAACAGCAACCCGAAAGTTCGGTTTGAAGAAACGCTGGCCGAATTCGTGGACATCCCGCACACCCGCCCACAGCGCGGCCGCCCAAACAAGGGGCCGTCCCGGTATATGTACCCGGGCATCGAATTCTATTTGCCGGTACTCGAGGAACGAATGCTAAGCCTTGTGCGAGAATTGGAAGCCAAGACAAATAAGAAGCTCGTGAAGGGCCGCCGCCGATGACCATTTCTATTCCCATCCTGACCGAGTACGACGGCAAGGGTGTCAAGTCCGCGCTGCAGTCCCTAAAGGAATTGACCAAGGGTCAGGTGGCCTCGGCTGTCTCGGCTGGTGCGCTGGTCGACATCGCCCGCCGCTCGATCACGGCCGCGAACGAGGATGCCCGCTCTCAGCGTTTGCTGGCCAGCACCCTGCGGAACACCACCGGGGCCACCACCGAGCAGATCGGGGCCGTCGAAACCAACCTGCAGAAACTGCAATACACAGCCGCCATTGCCGACGATGAGTTGCGGCCCGCGCTGCAGTCCCTCGCGCTGGTGACGGGCGACATGACCAAGTCGCAGCAGCTGCTGTCCACTGCGCTCGACATCTCGGCAGTGACCGGGCGTGATGTCCAGACGGTGGCACTGAGTCTTTCCCGCGCCTATCAAGGCAATGTGGGCGCGCTGCGCCGCCTCGGTTTGTTTGTCTCTGACACGGCTATCAAGTCCAAAGATTTCCAGATGGCGATGGAGGAGATCCAGCCTGCTGTCAAGGGTGCCGCGGAAGAGGCCGCCAAGGGTGCTGACGGTGGCTGGAAGAAACTCAGTCTGGTCATTGGGGACGCAGCCGAAATCACCGGCAACTACCTGAACCAGACCCTGCTGCCGGTCATCGACAAGACCGTCGAGCTGGGACAGGCCGCCAACGAGTCAGCCCAAAAACACGGCTGGCTGTCCAAGACCATTACCACCATCCGTGATTCGTTGATCTCGACGCAGGCACCGTGGTCGATTTTCATCAAGAACACGAACGACGCAGACAAGTCAGCCGAGACCCTGAACTCGACGCTGACATCGTCGGCCGCTAATTTCAGGATGCTCGAGCAGGCCCAGCGCGGGGCATTCAATGACATCACAGCCAAGCGGGAAGCCGCCGCGCTCGAGGCCCGCAAGAAGGCTGCCGCTGCCACCAAAGCACTGGCCGAAGCCAACCGAACCACGCTGGCTAACGCACTGCAGGCCGCCAAAGACAAACTGGACGCGCTCACCCGGTCATCGGACGATTACCGCGACTCGCTCAGGGATACCGTCAGCGCGTATGTAAGCCTTTCTGACGCGGTTTCAGGGGCCAACAGCAGTGAGACCGCCTACAACGACGCACTGGCCGAACGGAAGGCCGCCTACGAAGAGCTGGCCAAGCTGCAGACCGTCGTGTTTGACGCGGCCACCGGCAAGACCACTGTGGCTGACGCTAACGATTTGGCAGACGCTATGGAGCGGGTCGCCAAAGCCGAGGGTGCCGTGGCTACAGCTCAGGGCCAACGCAAGTCCTACACTCAGCTCTTTCAAGAGCAGATCAGTGCAGCCAAGTCATTTGGCGAATCGCTGAAGCTGTTGGTGGCGCAGGGTCTTGAGCCTGCCGGGTTGCAGCAGCTGCTGAACCTTGGCCCGGTGGCGGGCGCACAGGTCGCTAAGGACATCCTTGCCGGGGTGGGTGGCCTGACCGCCGCCTCGATCAACCAGCAGCTGGGAGCCGTGGCGCAGGTCGGCACGGAGCTTGGCATCGCGTCCGCTAACCAGCAGTATGGGTCAGCGTTGCTCGGCGCACAGCAGGCCGTCGGCGCAGTCCAGCAGGGGCAGGCCATGCAGGTGACGATTCAGGCCACCAGTGCCGACCCGGACAAGATCGTCGAGGCTTTGGTCACTTGGTCGAAGCGCAACGGCAAACTGCCCGCTGTTGTGAAGGTGTCGTAGTGGGGACCAAACCGTCTGTGTCGCTGCAGTGGCGCACCGCCAGCACCGGCAGCGGAACCGTGACCACGGTGACGACCAACATTCAGCGCGTCCAATGGTTCTCTGGTCGGCGCAGCATCTCGGACACATGGTCAGCGGGCAGCTGCGTCGTATCCGGCACAGGGTTTCTGAGCAGTACCCCGGTCATCGGTGACTATGCCCGCGTGGTAATCACAGATGGGGCAACCAGCACCACCTTTTACGGTCTCATTGCTGACTACGCCAAACACTACGGCACAGTCGCCGCAATGGACACATTTGATTTGACGCTCGAAGGTTGCCTATCCGCGTTTGGGCGTGTCACTGTGACGCTCAACTGGCCTGCTGGCACCCTCTGGACATACCCGATCACGAACCTGTCATCCCAGCTGGCCCCAGTACAGGTACGGCTACCCAGCAGCAGCTACTCGACCGAAACCATCTCAGCATTCAACAGCACCACCCTGTACGGAAACCTCGTTTACCCGTGCATCACCACAGCACAGGCCGTTGTCAAAGAGGTGGGTGACGAGGATTTCCCCGGCGCACCCACGCTCAGCCCAGTGGTCAACATCTACGACCGCAACGACCCCAACCTGTACCAGCTCGCCGGGACACTGTCCGACAACGGCACCGGATCACCATTCACCGCAGTCGAATTCATGTCATCGGCCTACTCGTACGGTTCAAAAGTGACGGTCGCGCCGCTCGATGTTGCAGAGCAAACCAGCGGCAGTGGCCTCTACACACAGCAGTATGTCTCCTACGACCAGACCACCACGCAAGCGTTGAACCTTGCCGGGTACATCAAAACCACACTGGACGACGCGTCTAATGTGCCGTACTCGGTCACGCTCGAGGGTGCATCCGCAGCTGCCGGGTACATCGCACTGTCAAACCCGAACAAAATAAAATCGGCTGTGAACATCATTCTGCGTGGCACGACCTACAACTGTGTAGTGGAGGGTGTCCAGTTTGACGCTGACCCGCAGTCATGGCGTTGCACCCTGATGTTGTCGTCGTCGATCCAGAACTCGTTTCTGCGGTTGGACTCAGCTACTTACGGTAAATTGGGCTTTGGAAAGTTGGGCATGTAATGGCTATCAAAACATTTACGACGGGTGAGGTGCTTACCGCGTCAGACACCAACACTTATTTGGCAAACGCAGGCCTTGTGTATGTCACAACTGCGACAGCCAGCAGCGGGACAACACTTTCCATCGACAATTGTTTCAAATCAACGATGGATAACTATTTGTTGGTCATTACCGCCACTGCCACATCGAGCGCGTACGGTCTCGACATACGCATGAGAGCATCCAGCACCGACACATCCACCGGGTACTACTGGGGATTCAGCCGCGTCGACATCGCCGCTGGCACCATCTCGGCACAAAGCGGAAGCAACTCAACCGTGTTTGCGTCTGGTGCTATCGCCGGGTCAACAGGTCGAGCCTCGGCGGTCGTCCAAGTCATCAACCCATACCTCGCCCAATACACAAGTTTTTCTTCCCAAGCGACCGACAACCGCGGATCCGCTGCATACGCGGGAATAGTTAGCGGCGGCCAGTTGACAAACACAACCGTCTATGACGGTTTCTCGCTCATGTTCGGTGGCGGCGGCGGCACCATCTCGCATCTGTCCGTCACCGTTTACGGATACCGAAAGGCCTAGCCATGTCTGACCCACTTATCGGCACATTCCACGACGCCGAAACAGGCGAAACCATCACCCGCGAACTGACCGCCGAAGAAATCGCCGCGCTGCCCGAACCCGGGGAACCGCTGATCACCGAGTGAACTGGCGCGGCGTGACCGCCGCAGCCACCGTGCTAACGCTCGGCATTTCTTTCATCTCAAACAACGCGCGGGCCGTGACCCTCGACCCCGACTGCTGGTGGCATATCTCCCACTGGCACTGCGGCAACGAAATTGTGTGGCTACCCGGCCCCGACGAACTGATCTCCGCGCCCGTCCAAACGACGACCACCTCGACCAGCACCACAACGACAACGACAACCGAACCCGCACCCGCCAGTACCACCACCACCTCCACGACTCCGTCTTCCACCACAACCACGACCGTCGCGCCGGAACCCCCCACAACAACCGTCCCGCCAGAGACCACAACAACGACCACAACTCTGTCGCCCACAACCACTGTCGCCGCGACCACGACCACGCTCTACCAAGCACCAAAAACCACCACATCGAGCAGCTCGACAACGACCCTCGCGATAGCGAGCAGCACCACAGATCTGCCCAGCACCACCACCAGCCCCGACACAACTTTGCCTGTATTGGATTCCATCCCGGCAACCGTAAACCAAACAAGTGTCGGTCAGGCGCATGGTGTCAAACCCCGCCACGGATACGGCAAAGGCACCACCCCAGCCACACCCATCGTCCAAACAGTCACCGTGCTACTGACATCCCCCATCAGCCCAATTTCACTAGCACGAAAGAAGAAAAAGTGAAAGCCCTAAACGAACTTGCCGGGGCCGTTCTCATCCTGATCGGCTTCCTGTTTGTTATCATCACCCTCGAAGGCTCAACCCGTGACACAGCCGTCATGCTCACCATCATCGCGATGGTGGCGCATCTCATCAGCCTGTTCACGGAGGATAAAGAATGAAGCTCACAGTTATCATCGGCCGCATCGTGGCCGTTTTCGGATCGAGCGCACTAGCCGCCATCGCAGGCGGGGCCGTTATCGGGGTCGAGCTGTGGAAGAGCGCAGCCATGGCAGGGTTCATGGCCACCGCCCGCGTTGTCGAGGCTCTGCTGCGCGCATGGGCCGACGACGGGGTGCTGTCCCGCGAAGAGGTGCAGAAAGCGTTCGGTGCCAAGTGATTCTGACCACCGCCCAATACACAGTCACCACCACAGCCGTCAAAATTCTGGCCACCAACGAGGTGAGCCGACAGGTCAACATTCACTGCATCGGCAACGACGCTGTGTATTTGGGGCCGACATCCGCGGTCACGACCAGCAACGGGTTCCACCTCGATAAGAACGCCGCAGTGTTCCAAATCGAGCTGGACGCAAACGACGAGCTGTGGGCCATTTCAGCCTCGGGTAGCCAAACCGTCACCGTCATGCAGATCACGCTATGAGCCGCCCGTATCCTTACTACCCAGCCAAGGCCGCCACGGGGAAACTAGCCGGCACCGAGAAACTGGTCGAGCTTTGTGGCCGCCGCTGGAAAACCAAGAACCTAGGGACTTGGGTGGTTCGTGACATGCGCGGCAAGCCCGGGCAGCTCTCCGTCCATGCCACTGGCGCGGCTGCGGACATCGGCTACCCTGACCGAAAGACTGGCGAGGCGATGTGGGACTGGTTTCTTGCGCACACCCTTGAGCTGGGCATCTGTGAGATCCACGACTATTCGTTCGGCAAGTTCGGACGCGGCTACCGCTGTTCACGCGGCGAAGGTGCCAAAGGAGTGAAGGTGTACGCCAATGAAGCCGAGTCCGCTGGGTCTGGCGGGGCTTGGTTGCACCTCGAATTGTCCCCCGAGATGGCAGCCGACCCTGTAAAGTTCGAGACGGCATGGAGATCGCTCCCCAAGCCGTAGCCCGCTGAACTGCTTGGATAACGGCAGCGGGTCAGACAGGCCCGCTGGTTGTTTCTCCCGGCGGGCCTGTCGCATTATCCAAACAAATCCACCACCTGTGGAACACGGTTTGTTATCGTCTTTGGTGCCGACCAAGCGGCAGAAACGAGGAAACATGAAACCAACTTGTCTGTGGCAGGACTGCCCCCGCGGGCGCACCATGCCGACCGGGTACTGCATTGAGCATCACCACCTGAACAAAGGCCTGCCCTGCCCCGAGCTGCAGCCACTCGCGGAGGGTGGCTGGATGGAGCAATACCTATCCCGCACCCCTGCTGGCCGTCCCGCGCTCGAGCGGAACCGGGCATTCTTTGGCAAGCAGCTGACGAGCCGTGAAGCCGCGCTGCGCGCCTACCCCCGCACAGGTACCCAACGCCACCGCATCTGGTCTCTGATGACCTCCCGTGACGGTTTGACAGCCGATGAGGTGAACGAGCAGACTGGCATCTCCCCCAACACGATCAACCCGACCATTCGTGGACTCGTCATCGACGGCTGGCTGGAAGACTCCGGCGAACGCCGCATGACCCGCGCCGGGAACGAAGCCATCGTCTGGCGGCCCATCCCATGACCGGCAACCAGTGGTATCTCGTCAGCCTCGCCTGCTACGCAGCGGGAATCATTTTCATCTACAGAAAGTAGCCATGCCCTACGACATCCACCCCAAGTTTCGACCCATCCCGGTTCACGGCTATCTGCCGATGAAATCCGACGATGGACTCACCCTCGTCCAAATCTTTACGGATGAGACAGGCCTGATCACCCTTGTCCAAGTTGCTACGCGCACGGACGAATGGGGGTCGTGGGGGCCGCCAACGACAGTGCATCGGGTTGATTAGGCGCGTACTGGCCGTGACGCTCACAGCCTGTCTCATCACACCAGCCGGTGCCGCGCGCGCACAGTGGAATCATCCCCTGCCACTGTGGGCGTACGAAGCCTTGGCAACCTGTGAGACCGGGGCAGACACCACCCACCAAACCCGCACCTATGTGACTGCCTACGGCATGAACCGCGCAGTATGGAACATGTTCGCTGACAGCTCAGACCGACGCGCACCAAAGCTCGACTTTGCGGCACAGTCCCGCGTACTCGACCGCGTGTTTTGGTTCGGTCATCGAGACCGCTACCCGGTCGGGCCGTGGGGACATGGCTGTTTCAAACACCTGTACCGCACGAATGCAAAATTCAAGACACTGGTGTGTCATAATGCAAAACGACAAGTCCGGCGATGGTGCCGGTGACAGAAAGAGAAACCAAACATGGCTAACCGTGAAGGCCGAAAGACCGTCGCAGCAGAACTGCCCGACGATCTTTACACCCGACTTGAGTGGTGCATCGGACGCACCCCGCCCGACGACACCGTCGTTCTGAAGCGAATGTCCGATGTCATCCGCTGGATGCTCGACGACTCGTTCACCAACTGCTTTGACGCTGCCTACCAGATCGAGCGCAAGGCCGCTGAAGCAAAGGCAAAGCGCGAAGCGAAGAAGGCCGCTGCCGATGTCAACGCCTAGCATCGCCGAACTTGCCGGATGGGCCATTCTCGAAGCCGCCCTTGTGGACGCGATGGGGCCGACAGTCGCCGGAGAAAAACTCCGTCTCATCGCATCGGTGCTTATGCGTTTCGAGTCCGAGTTGCTGCCCGCACTCGCAAACCTGTCCGCCGAGGTGCGCCGACTGGAAGTGCAAGCCCATGTTGGATGAATTTGGCGTTTACCTCGTCGGGGTCGTGACTGGTGCTGCCATCGCGTGCCTTGTATGGATTGCGTTGTGGTGCGGGGGCCTGTTGTGAGTCTTGAGAACTACGAACCCGTAGCCGTCAGGCTCGACCGGCTGCTCACAAACCTCCGCGCACAGCAACTCGAGCCGCGCGTGATCACCGTGATGGTGAGCGCACCCGGTGCCGATGTCTGTGTGTTCCGTGCCGAGCTGTGGCTGGGTGACACACTGGTGTCGACCGGCTGGGCCGAGGAGATCCGCGGGCAAGGCAATGTGAACCGCACCAGCCATGTCGAGAATTGTGAGACGAGCGCGGTCGGGCGATGCTGCGAGAACTACGCACCAAACCCCGACTGGCGCAAAAGGCCATCACAAGAGGAAATGTCCAAAGCGTTCAAGCCTGACAACAGCCCGCCATCGACCACCGGGTACAAGGATCACACCAACCCGTCTGCCAATACCACGGTGCGCGGCCCGATGACTGGCGCAGCATCCGAGAAACAAATCGGGTACATCATGGGTGCCTGCAAGCGTGACGGCATCGTGCCACCGGCATGGGTCAAGACCCTGTCAAAACAGGATGCGTCATCGTTCATCGAGGCCCACAAGGAAGGTCAACCCATCTCAGCGATCCTCGAGAGGCTCGGCAGCGACGAGGAACCGTTCTGATGGGCGAGCGGGTACCGGACTACTCAGAGGCCGTGTTCCTCGACCAAGTGAAGCAGATAGCCAAAATGAATGGCTGGCTGGTGTTTCACCCGGTACCCGCTCAGGTTCGCCCGGGTGCGTGGCGCAGCGACGGCAAAGGATTCCCCGATCTAGTGCTGGCGCACAGGGAACGCGGCGTTATTTTTGCTGAGCTAAAGACGATGCAGGGTCGACTGTCTGATGATCAGGTGTCATGGTGCAACGCGCTACAGCCCCACATCGAG